ATTTTATCATAACCGTTCTTGGTAAAAGGATGTCTGGCGAAATGAATACTTCATTAGCCAACACCTGGACGAATATGATGATTTCTTATTTTCTTGTGATTGAATCTGGAAGTAATTCTTTTAAAGGAGTATTTGAAGGAGATGATGGAGTGAATGACTGTAGTGTTTTACCAACGTCAGCCCAATATGCTGAGTTAGGTGCTGTTATTAAAATTTCAGAAGTGACAGATGTTTCGGAAGCAAGTTTTTGCGGAAATGTTTTTGATCCTATAGCCTTAGATAATGTGACGGACCCACGGGAACCGCTAATGTCTTTTGGTTGGACTAAAGCTATTTATAGAAACTCAAATCAATTCAAGAAAAAGTACCTACTCCGAGCGAAGGCAATGTCATTGTTATATGAGTATCCTGGTTGTCCGATTCTCAGATCTCTAGCGAGATATGGGTTAAGGATGACTAATGATATTCCGAAAAGAAAACTTAATGAATTCATTGATAAGCATTATCGAAATTCATATGAAAGAGATCTTTGGAATGTTGTAAAAGATACGAGTATTGTTGAGAAAGAGATACATTATAATAGTAGAATACTAGTGCAGAAACTTTATGGTATTTCAGTAGATGAGCAATTTAGGATTGAGAGGTATTTGGACTCTCTTGATTCTTTAACACCTTTGGTGATTCCATCTGTTTCTGAAGTAGTTCATCAAGACTGTCGACATTATTTTAATAGTTATTGTATTTCAATTCCTGACAAAGAGTCCTACAATGATTGCACTTCCCGCTTTGTTGCTTACAGGGAGCCTATTGAGGTACCTATTGGCAACAATAGAGTGATATTGATCTGACAAACTCTAAACAAACGAATAAGAGTCCCGGTGAGAGTGTGGGCCATGACGAAGATACGGACTTGTCATCCAAATGTCAGATATTTCAGCTTCAGAAAAGAAAATCTCACAATTATCAACCTCTGTTGGAGTTACAGAGAAAGGAAAAGCTTGGTTAGACTGTGCAATGGATCCCTTTAAGGATCTGCCAGCTAAATGCGAAGGTTTTCCAGGTTTAAACGCAGGAGCTTCTGTTGTTCGAACTGTTAGATTGACTTTAACACTATCCAAACCAACTAGTATCCCAGTTGGTGTTCCGTGGAGAGCGTTAGTCTTTCTAGACCCATTTGTCAATAACCATGAGGTTCTTGACACTTCACACCCCGGTGCCTTTGTTT